AAAACCCAAGTTCGTTAGATAGTCTAGATTTAAAACAAAGAAACACTGAAGCTGAAATAGAAAAAATTAAAAAAAGTAAACTTCCTGCCGCTGAAAAAAAAAGATTATTAGCTATAGAAGACAATAAATTAATGCGATATGTTGCTCAATCTGATGGTTATAAAACAGCCATGTTGAGTGATGGTGGTGAGTATGGTACTAATTTTAGAAGTTTACAATCTCAAGATATGTTTAATGAATTTCCAAATATGACCGAAAAACAAGTAAAAGAATTTGTCGGAGAATACTTTACTCAAAAAGGAGATTTAAAACCAAAATATAAAAATGCAAAAGATCTTCCTCAATCTGTACAAGATAATATAGTTAAAGCTTACACGTTTAATGAAAACGTAAAAAACGCTCAAACTAATGCAACAAAGTCAAAACAAGTTGCATCCTTACTTGAAAAATTAGGTTGTGGTAAATCTGCGGGTGGTAGAATTAAATTTAATAAAGGCACGACATGTGCAATCAAAGGCAGAGATATTTTAGAAAAAGGATTAAAGAGGGGGTTTAAAGAATCGGACGTTGGTCTTGCAAAAAAAATTCTAGGTAGTGGTAAATTTTTAAAAGACGCGGTATCGCTTAGAGGTTTGTTTGGTCCCGCAGCTTTAGCATTTACTGCATTAACTGAAGCAGGGTTTGTTGGTTATGATATGTTATCAGAAGGTAAGTCATTTAAAGAAGCTGTAGGGGATAGTTTATTTAATTATATGTTAGGTGATAAAACTAAAATAGACTCTGAAGAAGAGTTTATTAAAAGATTAAAAAATATACCGGGTTCTCCGAGTCAAGGTTTTCGTGGTGTCACTGATGAAGATATTGGTAAGATGCAATACTTTAAAGAAACTTTAAAAGATATGGGTACAGGTTTTAAAAACTACAATGATATAGAGGCTATAAATAAAAAGCTTAAAGATGACAAAGAAGGTGTTATGAAAGATCAGTTTTCTGAAAATGCTTTTCAACTAGAAGCGGATAAAGATAGATTACAGGCTGATAACCAAGACTACTTTAGAACAAACACTGCTAATAGAGTAAGTAATTATCTTACATCTGATGCTGCTGCAGAAGGAGCAGAAGCTGCTTTAAAAGCATCTTTACTAGAGACAGAAGATAGGTATAAAGGTATAAACCCAACTTCTAGAAAAGGTGTTGAAAGCCTTAACCAAAAAATAGCAGATAACAGAGGTGATTTATATAGAATGAATAACCCAACTGAGTATAATGAATTTGGAAATATATTTGTAAATGCAACCCCAGGAGAGCAGAGTTATTTTATGGGAAGAACTGAGTTTATGGAAGGAGGCATAGCTAGTCTAAATGTCAATAAAAAAAAATAAACAAAACAAGAAAAACCCAACGCTGGTAAAAAATAACCCAAGTTTTAAATGGTGGGCAGTTCCACCTAAAAAGGGACCTCTATCACAGGGGTTGAAATTACCACCAAAACAAGTTAAGAAAGCATAGGAGAAATATATGGCAGATATAGACAAAGCTCTCCCTAACGAAAGACCTGAAGAAGAAGTTGCAGAAGAGGTTAACGTTGAGGAGTTTCAAGACACTGGAAATGGTCCTGTAGAAATTACTGAAGATGAAGAAGGGGCAACAATTGATTTTGACCCATCACAAGTTGATATGCCAGAAGATGGCGGAGATCACTTTGCAAATTTAAACGAATTACTTCCCGAAGAAGACACAAGTATTATTGGTAATCAATTACAATCTGATTACATGGAATACAAAACTTCTCGTGCTGAATGGGAAAGAGCTTACATCGTAGGCCTAGATCTTTTAGGATTTAAATATACAAACAGAACAGAACCTTTTCAAGGAGCATCGGGCGCAACTCACCCCGTGTTAGCTGAAGCTGTAACTCAGTTTCAATCTTTAGCTTATAAAGAATTATTACCTGCAGACGGACCGGTTAGAACCATGGTCATGGGTGCAACAACCCCGCAAAAAGAAATGCAGGCGCAAAGAGTTAAAAATTATATGAACTATCAAATAATGGATCAGATGAAAGAGTATGAATCTGATTTTGATCAAATGTTATTTTATCTTCCATTGTCTGGTTCAACATTTAAAAAAGTTTACTATGACGACTTACTGGGACGAGCAGTATCAAAATTTGTTCCAGCCGATGACCTTATTGTTCCGTATACGGCTACCTCATTAGACGATGCGGAAGCAGTCATCCACGTTGTTAAGATGTCAGAAAACGATTTAAGAAAACAGATGTACTCTGGTTTCTATTCTGATATTGAATTAACAAAACCTACTGGCACTGTCACAAACGAACTTGAAGAAAAAGAACGTGAAGTTGAAGGTGTTAGTAAATCTCAAAGAATAGATCCTTTGTACACACTTCTAGAATGCCACGTTAATCTAGACTTAGAAGGTTTTGAAGATGTGGGTAATGACGGCGAACCCACTGGAATAAAATTACCTTACATCGTTACAGTCGAAGAAGGTAGTAAAAAAGTTTTATCTATCAGACGAAACTTTGCAGCTAATGATCCTAAGAAAAATAAAATTGATTACTTTGTCCATTTCAAATTTCTGCCAGGACTAGGGTTTTATGGCTTAGGATTAATTCACATGATTGGCGGTTTGAGTCGTACTGCAACTGCGGCTCTACGTCAGTTATTGGATGCAGGTACATTATCAAATTTACCAGCCGGATTTAAACAAAGAGGTGTCAGAGTAAAAGATGATGCCGCTAATATACAACCAGGAGAATTTAAAGACGTTGACACTCCAGGTGGTAATCTAAAAGATGCTTTCGTATTCTTACCTTACAAAGAACCATCACAGACTTTATTACAGTTGATGGGAATTGTAGTTCAAGCAGGACAAAGATTCGCGTCCATTGCTGACATGCAGGTTGGTGACGGGAATCAGCAGGCGGCTGTTGGTACAACCGTAGCTCTTTTAGAACGTGGTTCAAGAGTAATGTCAGCGATACATAAAAGACTGTACGTAGGTCTTAAACAAGAATTTAAATTACTAGCTAAGATATTTGGTGAGTCTTTACCACCAGAATATCCATACGATGTAATTGGTGCTGCAAGAAATGTTAAGGCAACTGATTTTGATGAAAGAGTAGATGTATTACCGGTAGCTGATCCTAATATATTCTCAATGAGTCAAAGAATATCTATGGCGCAAACTCAATTACAATTAGCTCAATCTAATCCGCCAATGCATAATATGTATATGGCTTATAGAAACATGTACGCAGCAATTGGTGTTAAAGACATTGACAGAATTTTACCACCCCCTCCACCGAGTCAACCTAAAGATCCGGCGTTAGAACACATTGATGCAATGGGACAAAAATCATTTCAAGCTTTTCCAGGTCAAGATCACAGAGCCCACATTACTGCTCACTTAAATTTTATGGCTAGTAATTTTGTTAGAAACAATCCTAGCATCACAGCAGCTTTAGAAAAAAACATTATGGAACATTTATCGTTAATGGCTCAAGAACAAGTTCAATTAGAGTTCCCACAAGAAATGCAAATGTTGCCACAACTACAACAAGCAGCAGCACAGAATCCACAAGCTCAACAACAACTTCAACAAATATCTCAGAAGATAGAATCTAGAAAAGCATTACTAATTGCTGATATGACTGAAGAGTTTATGAAGGAAGAGAAACAAATTACATCTCAGTTTGATCATGATCCACTACTTAAATTAAAACAAAGAGAAGTAGATCTTAAAGCTATGGATGCTGAAAGAAAAGCTAAAGAAGATGAAGCTAGGTTAAGTTTAGATAAATCTAAATTTTTACAAGGTTCACAGATAGATAATGCAAAACTACAACAGAATGAAGATTTGGCTAATTTAAGAGCCGATACAGCCATTGAGAAATCAATGATGTCTGCAGACGTTAAATTAACATCAGATGCTATGAAGGCCAGAGACGTAAATGTCTTGAAAGGACCTAAAAGATAGTATAATAACAATTAGGAGAAAATTATGAAGGACCCAAAAATAACTAGACCGGTTGGAGTAAACAAAGATGGTTACGCTAGTGGCGGAGTTAAAGTAGAAACGTCTTCTCAAAACTTGCAAATAGATCCAAGATCTAAAACAAGTATCAGAGGACAGAACTACGTTGCTCAAGGTGACACTGTAACTGTTAAAGGTACGAAAACTAGAAAACCTCAAAAAGCTACTTGGTACTAACATGTGGTTGTCGGCAATTAAATTAGCCGTTTCTGCTGGAAGTAAAATTTATGCTAATAAGCAGAGAACGAAGATGGCTATGTCAGACGCGCAGTTAATGCACGCTGAGAAGATGGCTACTGGTGCGGAAGCTTACCAGGGAAAATTATTAGAATCCAGACAATCAGATTGGAAAGACGAATTTATTTTGCTTTTACTTTCGGTCCCTATCGTAATGTTGGGATGGTCAGTCTGGTCAGATAATCCTGTACACATGGAGAAAATGGAGTTATTCTTTGTGCACTTTGGAAATTTACCGTTATGGTATCAAACAATTTTTGTTGGT